TCAAACAACTTAAAAACAGATACAACGACCCAACTGCCTCTAGAAAATTCATGGTGGGAATTGACAGAGCGAAAATGAAGCTGTATGATGTAGCAGATGATGCTTCCTCAATCAGCATCGATAGCGAAGACCCTGGTGAGGACTTTGCACAATTTCAACAAACACAAAACCGTCTATCTAAATTTGCTGAGTGGAATGTATGACTATTGAATTTAAAAAGTATGAAGAGTTTGTGGCACAGGTTACCTCTGCTGCTTCTACGAATTTCGTTGATTTTGCTGATCGGATTGGCGAGTTGGATCGTGAGGGTGCCAATATTGAACGACTGCTTACTGCTGGCGTTGGCATTAATGCTGAGGGTGGTGAGTTTCTTGAGATCATCAAGAAGATGGTTTTCCAAGGTAAGCCTTGGAACCGCGACAACCGAGAGCATCTTATTATTGAGTTGGGTGATATCATGTGGTATGTGGCACAAGCTACCCAAGCATTAGGAATCTCTATGGAAGAGGTGCTTGATAATAACATCACCAAATTGTCGAAACGGTATCCTGAGGGTACATTCGACGCTTACTACTCTGAGAACCGCGTTGCGGGCGACCGCTGATATGCTATGATAAGGGGGAACCTAAATAAGGGTGTCCCCCTTTTTCCGTAGATGGCAACCCAGAACAAGCACCTGGAGCACCTGGAGGACGAGCTGATTAATTATGGATATAATGGATACCTCGCCTCTAAAGATCTGATCCAAGGTTTTATTGACGAACTTGGTGGGCGTCCTACTGGTAATGTGAAGGTTACTACCAAATGGGATGGCGCTCCTGCTGTGGTTTGTGGTATCGACCCAGAGAGCGGCAAATTTTTTGTCGGCACCAAGTCTGTATTCAACAAGAAAGATCCTAAGGTAAATTTTACCGATGAAGATATCGACAAGAATCATGGTCACATTCCTGATCTTGCTACTAAACTAAAGTATTGTCTAAAGTATTTTCCTGAACTGAAAGTCAAGGGAGTCATTCAGGGAGACCTTCTCTTCAGCAAAGAAGACATTCAAACTAAGACGATTGATGGTGATCGTTTCTATACGGCAACGCCCAACACTCTGACCTATGCTTGGCCTGTAGATAGCGATCTAGGCAAAGCAGTAAAGGCAGCACAAGTTGGAGTTGTGTTCCACACTTTCTATAGTGGCGGTCAAACTCTGCTTGAGATGGGTGCTGGGTTTGGTGTCGATCAATTCAATCTCAAATCTACTCGTAATGTATTCCTTGCATCCGCTACGGTAGATAACATCAGCGCCAAGTCTGGTCTGACTTCGGCAGAGGAGCGTGTACTCAAGTCTGTCATCTCTGTTGTGACTAGGAATGCTTCTATCGCAAAACCTTTTCTTGAGGTTATCGCTCATGAAGCGACCAAGCAATTCACCCTTGGTTACACGATGAAGCGTTACACCAACTCTTTCGTGAAGGATGGTAAGACGATCAACAACACCGCCAAATTCATGAGTGGATTTCAGGCAGCGTTTGAGAAGTCTTTGGTTGAGAAGGTGGAGAGCCTGAAAACTGAGAAGTCTAAGGCGCAGTATCGTGACATTCTTGCTAATGGTATTTCGTATCTAGAGGATAACAAGAGAGCGTTCAAAGCGTTCATCGTGATGTATAACTCTTTCACGAATGCCAAGAATCTCATCAACCTGAAACTCGCTGCTCTCAGCGACACGAAAGTATTTCTCCGTAATGGTGATAACTTTGTGGTTACCAAACCAGAAGGTTATGTTGCTATCGTAGATGGCAAGGCAGTCAAGATCGTTGATCGTTTGGAGTTCTCTCGTGCCAACTTTACGTTGGATAAAACTTGGTCTCCTCCTGTTGGTGAAGGTGCCAAAGTTGCGGTATTCACGTTCGGTCGTTTCAATCCTCCTACCACGGGTCATGAGCTACTGATAAATAAGGTCAAAGAGTATGCTGGTAGTAATGACTACTACGTGTTCCCCAGTCACACGGTAGATAACAAAGGTAAAAATCCTTTGGATCCAGAGGACAAGGTTGGGTTCATGAAAGAGATGTTTCCAGATCACAAGTCTAAAATTATCTATGATACTGATATCAAAGATGCTATCAAAGCGTTGAAGTGGTTGGAAGAAAAAGGATACACGGATGCCATTTTCGTAGTTGGTTCTGATCGTGTTCCTGCCTTCCAGTTCATCAAAAAATATAATGGAACGGATTATAAAATGAATACGATTGAAATCAAGAGTGCTGGTACTAGAGACCCAGATGCTGAAGGTGTTGCTGGTATGTCTGCTAGCAAAATGAGAAAGGCGATTTCTGAGATGGATTTGAAAACGTTCGTCTCTGGTCTTCCCACTCACCTAAAAAGAAACAAAGATTTCAAAACCCGTTTGTTCAAAGCAGTAAAAGGTAACCTTCCATGACAGTAGCAGCTATTGGAGAAGTAATCAAAAAACCATTCCAGTACTTGGAGAAGTTTGTTGAACTCATGAGAACTGGTGCGGACGTACCTTTTACTGATGAGGCTACTGCTACTAGAAGAATCTACAAGGATGGTGAGAAGGTAAAACGAATCCTTGAAATTTATGATGAACTAAAAGAATGGGGATTGAACGTCTATGATAAAGATATCTTAGATGATTTGTTTAGGAAACTTCCACCAGGATCTATGGAAACAAAAGATGTTGGTAGATATGCATTCAAAGATATAGAATATCAAAGTATAACTAACCCCAAGAAAATAGAAGTACTATCTCTCAATAAGATAGGAAAGCAGGTTGTTTCTGGTAGAGGTGGGGATGAATTCAAGTCTCAATTTAGTGGAAAAGAATCCGACTGGACTGAAACTCTAACGTGCTATGCTTTGGCTTTGAGGCAGGATAAAGGTTCTGACATAACAGAACCAGAGTTTCATGAATTTCTTATGAAAGGTGTGAACGAAGATCCTAAAGTTATTCAGATAATCAATCAAAATGTTGTAACAAATAAGGACAAACATAAAGTTTTTCTTTATGGAATGGGAAAAGATGAATGGCGTAAATCTGGGGTCAACGTAGCAAACGCTTTATACAAGTCTCCTTATCTGAAGACTGGTGTGAACTATGATTTTTATTTTGGTGGCACACCAGAAATCAGTTGGTTCAAGAGTAAGTGGTATAACAAGTTCAATCACACTCTTCAAAATTATCTGAGGAGAATGAATAACATTTCTAATGATGTGAAGAACTATGGATCTTCTGTAGATGATAAATGGAATCCAGCGGATATCTTTGCCGTTGCAAAAAATCTGAATAAGCAAGAGTTGAAAACAACTACTATGGGATTCTTTGCTGGTGATATGAAAGAATGGAAAAAGTTTACTGGGAAAAAATCTATTACCGCAACTGATGAAAAAGTTCAGGCAGACATGGCAGAACTAGCAAGATACAATTCTTGGATACATGAAAACATTCTGAACGGAACTCTCATTCCTATTTCTTTGAAAAAAGCTTTGAACCAAACATCGGTTCAACTAATTTCAAATCCTTCTATTGAAGAGTTCCATGTTGAGGTAACCGACATTAGTGTTGACTGGGTGCCTACGGCGGCAAAGATTTACATCCACTTCAAGGTCATTTATACTACGAAAGTTGGTGGAACCAATAAGCATGTGAAGAAATCATATAATTATTTCTTTGATTGTAGAAACTTCAACGTTGGTGAGAATGTACAGTTTGAACTTGGTGCTCCCAATTCTTCTGCTAAACATGGTAAAATTTCAGTTGGTCCAGCGGAAATGATTATTGATATGACAAGTTCATCAATCCAGAGTACACTCAAACAAAAGAGAAATGCATTTGTCGCTTTGATGAGAAAACAACAATTGAGTCAAGAACCAGCGATAAAATCATTTGAGCAGCATGTGGCCAAGAAGAACAGATTTTTTATCGACAATACAGATATCAATCATGTAACTGGAAATGCTGGTTGGCCTACCTTGCTTGGTGAGTATATAAAATTCCTCTCTGGGGAAAATAATTACGATCTAAACAAATCAGAAAAAGATTTGAAAAATTATTTCAAATCAAAGATTGCCTCCGTTGAACTTGGTTGGGTTATGTCTAGTAGTCAAATACAACCAATCATCAAAAATAATGTTTTGAAGTCCTTGTATCTGTACGCTGCTTCTCATGGACTGCAGATCTTTGATGATTCTGGTTTACTCAAGAAAAGTTATTTTTACAATTCATCTTATGTAAAGGTTAGAGACTAATGAAAGATTTCAAGAAACTACGTGAAGAGGCACTACGCCAACAACAACGTCAGCATGAGGTATTCAAGGAGGGAGACTTTGTTATGTCTTCCCGTAATGGTGAACGTGGAACTATCCATCGTGTTGGTGGAAACTACGCAATCGTCATTACTGAAGATGGTGAAATGTTCCGAGAGTGGATCAAGAATATCAGGGCTATAAATAATACGAGAAGAACTTTACTATAAAGATGAAGTACCAGAAACCGATCAACACAGTTCAGAATAATGATGGATTTTCATCAGGTCTGATGGAAGCGTATGGTAAGTGGATGGGAGGTGATTGCTTCCAGAATACTGATCCAGTAAATCTGAATCTATCAGAAGCACCTTTCGATGGTATGGATCCTCAGTCACATGGCGCAGAGATTGAAGATACCACTAAGCGTAAGAAAACTCCTAAGAAAGGTGCTTACGTTGGTCAAGAGTCTGCTCCTAAGA